GCCGCAAGTCCAACTTACACGCTACGCTCATGTACAATGACAGGACACAGTATGACTTTAAATGCAGATGGCGCAACAGATGAAACCTTAGAGTTTATGTCTACAGTATCACCTACTACGGTTACTGGCGCTAATACATTTGATTTAGACACTTTAGTAGCAGGAGATATGTAAACATGACTTATTTTTTAGGAAGAGATTTAAACGTGTACATTGGTACTGAAAGCGCATTAGGTTTAGCATGGAGTGGTACTACCGCTTCTACATTAGCAACGTCACCAGCAAATTATAGAGTATTTGCTATGCCACTCGCTAGTGGAGTTAAAACATCTGCGACTAATTACGCCTTTGGTAATTTGTGTGTAGATTTAACTGGATGCGACTTATCTATTGGTGCAGTAGACGAAGATGTAACTTACTTCGGTCTACGTTCAGTAGCTAAAGTTGAATCTAAAAAAGAAACAACTGTAACACTAACTAGAAAGAAAATAAATATGGACTGGGATTTAACTTTTAATAATGGATACCGCTGGGGAATATCTGGAGCAGATGACCCATGGGATGGTTTGGAAGAACCAACCACTACTCACGGTTATAGATTATTTTTAGAGTTAAAAAACGGTGCAGAAGTATTTACAGTGCCTAACGCATGTATTCAATCACACAGCGTTACACTCAATGCTGACGGTACAGCTGACGAAACAATGGAATTTATGTCTTACGTAACTCCATTACTAGACACCACTGCTACTGTAACAGCAACAACTACAGGCCTATAGATAGGTTAGTAGTTACCTGAGGGGGAGGATTGACCTCCCCTTCTAACAACAAAAAAAAAGGAATTGATTAAAATGACAGAAGAAGAAAAACAATCGACATGGAGTATAGAAGAACTTATTGCATTTACTGAAGAAGTGCAACTAGGAACAGTAGAATACAGAGGAAAAGACTTTTCATTTCAATTTTGTGAATTAGTTGAAGCTGAAGAACCAAAAATGAAATCATTACCAGATAACTTATCTGAAGATGAAAAAATGGAAAGATATACTGAAATAGGAAATAACCGAATTGTAGCTATGATAGAAAAGGCTAATAAAAAGCAACCTGCTAAAGCTACTATCATGAGTGAAAATTGGGGTATGTTACCCACATCATTGAGATATAAAATATCTAATTTCATCATGGGTATAGAGAGCTCTGATTCAGAAAATTTTTAGACCTGATGACGGAATCGCCTGATGCGGTATTAATATACATCCCTCTCATGAAAAATTTACACATGAGTTGGAATGATATAAAAGGAACACCTCGATTAGAACTGAGGGGGTTGTTAGCAGCCCTTAATGAATATGAATTGTTACATGCTATGGATGGTTACGATGATTCGGATATACAATCTATGGCTAAAAACAAGCCTAAAGTGAGACATACTTGGCAACGCTATTTAAATCAGCGTGCTAGATATGAAGATATGATTGGAAAGAAACGCAATGTAAATTTTAGTGGACTTTAATAGGTATTAAATAATGGGTTTCGCAGGACAAGTTTTCGCAGCTCGTGTAGCTATAGGATTAGCCTTCCCATCTAAACAAGCAATGGGGCAGGCAAGCCAAATCATTGGCGCAGGAGCCGCAGCTCTACACAAAAAGATGAACTCTAGTTCTGTTAAAGCTGCTACTGCGAGAAAACAACACTTAGAAAAAGAATTAACAAAGCTCGAAGCACTTACAGCAAAACACTCAGCATCTCTTGATGGAAAATTAAGTAAACAACGTCAAAAATTTGTAAATTCTGTAGGACGTATGAATATAGGGGCTAAGGTTTCTGCGTCTAAAACTAAAAGTGAATTTATCAAAACCCAAAAATCACTAGGTTCAGCTAAAACTGATAAACAGTTAGCTAATACTTTTAAAGCTGGTGATGTAGCCTTTATGGAGTTTGCTAAACATGTCAAAGCTAGGTCTCCAGATTTAATGATTAAGATTTTTGGTACTGGTGACTTAGACGAAGTACACGAAGCTCGTATGGATTTCGGGAAATTAGCTGATGTATTACATGAAGTAGGTGAAGAAGGAGATAAAAATAGAAGAGAACTACAAAACGTTGCTCGTTTAGAAGTAGAAAACGCTCGACGCCGTAAAACTGTAGGATTGGAAGAAATCAAGCTAATGAGAACCAAAACAGAATGGTTAAAGAAAACTGGACAGATTAGTGGTGACGAGTATCAAAATGCTATAGAATTATTAGACGACGAAACACAAGGATATAAAGATGCATTACAGGCAGCTGAAGGTCATTATACTTTTATTAATGAAGGTATAAGAAGTTATGAAGAAACATATAATGATTGGGATAATAAACGAAAGAAGATGGAGAAAGATGAATTATCCATTAAAAAATTAATTCAACAAGCTATAAAAGGTGAAGCAGATGCCATGAAATTACTTGAACAAGGTATGGCTAGAGCAGCTAGAAAAGCTTCTGAATTTGCAGAGTCTCTAAAAACTAATTTCCAAAATGCACTAAGAGAATCTATTTCAGCTTTAACTGCTATGTTTTATAAATTACAACAGAATACACAAGAATTAGTAGAATTCGAAAGAGAGCTAATGAATGCAAATTCTGTGTTTAATTTAACCAGAGATGAATTATTTAAAACTAGTGAAACTATAACACAGTTTGGACAATCTTTTGGTTTAGAAATGCAGAATGGTGCAGAAGGTCTTTATCAATTAGCATCGGCTGGTTTAAGTGCAGACCAAGCTACTCAGGTTTTACCTGAAACTTTAAAATTATCTATGGCTGTACAGGGTGACCATAACACTATAGCCAAATTAACAACACAAACCCTTATGGGTTTCAGCATGGAAATGAATCAGGCAGCAGAAGTTACTGATAAATTCGCACATGTTATTCAGAAATCTTTGATTGAATATGAAGATTTAACAAGTGCTGTCAAATTCGCTATGCCGTTCTTTACTGCTACCGGTCAATCAGTTGACCAATTACTGGGTGCGTTGACTGTGTTAACCAACCGTGCACTTGAAGCAGGTATTGCAGGTCGTGGTCTAAGGCAGGCTCTCGCTGAGTTTGCTGAGCACGCTGACAATAATGAGGCAGCTTTCTCTAGAATGGGTCTTGAGATTAAAAAAGCAGATGGCTCTATGAAGGATTTGACTGTAATAGCTAAGGAATATTCAGATATCATTGGGCCCGATGCAGCAAGCAACACTGAACTCCTTACGAGTCTTATTGAAGATTTGAATGTTCGTGGTGCAACCGCTTTTGTACACTTGGTTCAAAATGCAGATGAATTTGCTTTAGCTGTTGAAAACGTAGAAAATGCTGGTGGAGAGCTAGATGAGATGGTCAGGATTCAGAATGAATCTATGGCTTCTCAAATACAGATTTTAAAGAATAATATTCAAATGCTATTCTTTTATAATGATGGTGTAGAAAGGGCTAATGGGGCTATGAACGGGTTCCATAGTGCTATTATTGATGGAATAACAGGCTTCCAAGACCTTTTAGTAACGGGAGAAGAAGGTAATAAACAATTAACAGAGTTTGGTAAAACTATACAAGATGTAGCTGTCGAAGCTGTGCATGCTTTAACTGAGCTTTTACAGGATGCAATAAAATTCTTAGCTGGATTTTCTGGTCAAGGTAAAACAGCGCTGGGCATACTCAAAGCTTATCTATTACCAATTAAGATATTAATGAAAGCAATTGACTTTATGGGGCCTAGAGTAACTAGCCTTGTAGTACAGTTTGCTATGTTAAATAAATTATTTAGTTTGACAGCAGGTTTAAGAGCTACAGTAGCAGGGTTTGTAAGTCTTTATAAATATTTAACTGGCGCCACAGTAGCTACTACCGCAGAAACAGTGGCTGTTGAAGGTTCTATTGCTGCAAAAACCACGGAAATAGGGGTAAATCGAGCTTTATCCGCTTCAGAACTAGAATTAGCAGGTTCACGTACTGCTTCCGCGAGTGCCGCTACTGGTGGTGCGGGCGCAGAAATACTTTATTCTCAAAAAGGTATGGCTAAAGCAGGTAGTCACGCAGACACTTTGAAAGATTTAACACCGGGCCAAAGAAGTGTACATTTAGCTGATATGGGATATACTGGTGCCCTTACTAAATCAGGAATGCCTGACAAAAGAACCGCAAAAGGAAAGGAATGGTCTAAATTCTTAGATAAGGGTGGTCATAAAAAGAATATTGATATAAGGAAACAAGGCGGATATGGAATGCGTTCAGGTTCATACACCATGCCTCCCGGAATGAAGTCTAAAAACACAGCTGCCGCAATACCAAAATCAGCTGCTAAAGTAGGTCTGATGACAAGAGCCATGCAAGGATTAGTTGCTATTGGAACTGGTGCTATAGCGGTTATGGCTGCTGTTGCTGCTGCCATTGCAGCGATTGGTGTAGTTGGGTTAAATGTTATGGGTTCGTTAGAACCTACTATTCAAATTATTAAAGGATGGGGAGAATCTTTAAAATGGGCTTTTGCGTGGGTAGGTATGAAGTTTGTGCAATTAGCCCAATCGCTTGGTATTTTAGGTCCAGCTATGGAAGATGCAAAGGTTACAACTGCAAATGCTTTAGAAGAAATGAAATGGGCATTTCTCAGATGGGGTATGGGAATATCTATGTCTTTAGGTGTACTTGTTGGTGGTCTTGTCTTTATGTTGGATAAAATGTTTAAAGGTATGCATGCAGTAGTAATGGATGCTATAGGTAACAGTTATCTCACTGATGCTATCATTGGTGGTTTTTCAAACATATGGAATAAATTATTTGATGCAGAAACTGGTTGGTTACGATGGTTGACATGGACTTGGTGGTCAACTACATTGGGTGAATTAAAAACATCAATTACAGGGTATGATTGGGGAAGTCTTATACCCGATTTAACACCAAGTAGTTTTGCGATACCTGAATTTTTAACTTATGATTACTGGTTTGGTGATGATGGTCTTTGGTCTAATCTTAAAGCTGGATTCGAATTATTTAAACTAGACCCTATTGGTACAATGGTCGATATGGCTAAAATATCTATGAATGCGTTCATAGGTGTATATAATGCATTTGCTGAAACTATTAATAGTATTGAATTTGAATTTAACACTGGTGGATGGGAAGCTAAAACGATGCCTATGTGGTCTTATTCTAAAGGATGGTACGACCAACCTATAATTGGTGCTTTTGACGGTGTAGGATTCGGTGTTAATATGGCAGGAGCATTACCAATGAAAGATTTAATAGCACTCCAAACAGGTGGTTATGTTATGAGACAAACAGGTGGTCCTATTAATAATAGACAACCTTATTTAGTAGGAGAAAGGGGTCCTGAACTCTTTATGCCTAACCAATCGGGGCAAGTTATAAATAATAGTAGGACTCAAAGTATATTAAGAAATTCTATGAATGGTGGTAACTTGAGACCTTCACAAGGTTCAGGTGAAGTTCTGTATGTAGATAGATTAGAGGTTAGAGAATCACAAATGAACAAAAGTAAAATTGCAGTAGATACATTTGCAGGAGTAGTATAATGAATATAGGAAAGAACACTTTTTATAAGAGATATGATATAACAACAGAGGGTCTCGTAGAGTTACACGCCCAATATAAAGATGTACCTATACAAAACACAGATAATAATTTTAAAATTGAAGGAAAGGCTAACGCTAATCGTTATGTAGTTTCTGGTCAAGTTGCTTCTGAACCACCACAAGGTTCAGCAGAACTAACAACTGGTTCTCTTAACTTATATGTTAGTGGTACATCCTTATCTTCAACTACTACATTACCACAGCTATCTTTATATAAGATAAAAGGTAATGATATAACTACTAAAGAAGGAGGTTTTACATTAGCAGCAGTTGGGGATAATGCTGAAATTGATGAAGAAAGACCTGCTACACCCGGTCAGACACAAGTATATACTACATACGTAGGTAATGGTATTGCTTATCTTACTGAAGACTTTAGTGGTAAAGAGCTTGGACAAGACATATATAGTTCATCTTTAGGTGGTAATATATTTGCGCAAGCAGAACCTTACTTAGACCCATTAGATGAAGAAACAACTCAAGCTTTATTTATAGGTGGTACACAGTCTTGGCTTGCTTCAGGTGATTTAGATGATTTAAGTTCAAATCAAGTTCTACAAAAATACTTTTCAAATCCTGACCCAAATAATCCCGGTGGTTTTAGAATGCCTATCAAACCAAAAAATAAATCTAAACCAGAAGGATTATGGAAAAATAAAATAGATTTACGTAAAGAGATGGAATATTATACTATATATCCTCCATTTTGGAGATGGGACCATATTAAATCTTTAGTTAAATATGGAAGAAGTTATACTGTTCCTTCCCCACCAGCAGACGAAGGTGGCTCTGAAGTAGAACCTAGTAAGAATAACACTATTTTTAAAGATTTATACCGAACACCAAATAACAGTAACGCTGCTGAAAGTGGAAAAGATGAAAACAATGCATGGGCAGTTTCAGATATGAAAATTTCTACATCTAAAGCAAAGACTGGTGGCTCATCATTGAAATTATATCATTTATGGAATTTTTCTAAAGATAACCCTGCTTCTGATAAATTATTTGGTGACGCAGGTGGTTCTAATTCTCAATTTACTTGTGCTTATTTAGATTGTATTCCTTATCCAGTACCAATGGACCATACATTCTCTTCTGATTATAACAGTGTTGCAGCAGCTTCTGGTTCAGCAAACATGAATTTAGTTAAGCCAGAAATCAACATGACGTTTTCAGTTACACAGTTGAATAACAATGTAAGATGGTATAATAGACTTACACAATCAGACACTGCTAGTGGTTCAAGCTGGACTATAGCGGATGCTGATAAATTTATGAAATTCAAGGGATATTGTTCTGGTAGTGTTCAAGAATTTGCTATGAATGACCATGCATGGTCTGGTGGAAATATTGGAGCTGGACCATTAGCAGATAATGTAGACCCACGTTTAGGCGGTGCAGGTTACAAAACATTACTCAGAAACTTTACAGTTACTTTATCAAATTACCCACCAGTAAAAGGTGAAAGTTTAGATACTTTCTTAGACAGAGGAATGTCTTCTTTTTATTCTGGTACCAATAATAGTATAGTAGGTGGTTTCACTATCTCACGTACAGTAAATGAAGATACTAATCAAGAAGGATATGTTGGACCTAAACTTACAGCTCAACCATTATTAACAAGACCCTCTCATTGGATTGCTTCTGGTAATTCAGGAGCTGGTTGGACTGGTGGTTATTTAAGTAGAGGATTACCTTTCTTTGCTACATCTGGAGCACAAGGAACCGGCGCTACAGCTAATTTATTTATTAATGGTGCTGCTTATGTTGGTTGGGATGCATCAGGACCTAGCGATGGAAACCCTGCACAGTATTATGAATCTTCAGTAGAGTTACCTATGGATGACTTTGTTGATGTTAAAATAATGTTCGACACTAGTGCTGAAAATGGATGGGGTTTTGGTGGGGAAGACTTCATGCTCCCTACTCAAGCAGGAAGAACATCTCATGCTGAAATGTGTAAAGCTTATTTTATGACACCAACTACTAGTGGTAATATGACTGCTACTGGCGACCCTTCAACAACTTTAGATAAGGTTCCTTCTATACCTATATATTTCCCAGCTGTATCTGGCTCAACAAAAGTATGGAATTGGACCGAAAGTCCAGAAAGATGGCCACATATAATGACTGTATGGTTAACTAATTATAGATTTTATAGTGATGACGAAACTAATTTTTCCTCTGGTAGTTCTTGGACAGGTGCTACAGCTAGTAGTGGTTTAACTACTGGAACTACAGAAGGTGGTTCTGGTACTGATGATGACCCAACTTTTTATGTTACTAAAGCTGGTTATGGCCTCGGTAGGGATTTTCCTGTAGCTCAGGCTGGTTCCGGTAATAGTAAAGCTGCTGAGGCTTTTATAGATAGAATAGAATTAAATAATTTTGGTACTGAAGTATTCAACAATTCTAGTGCTATGGGTGTTATGACCTTACCTATAGGTATAAAAAATAATCATATCAGAAGCCCTATGGGTGATAGAACCTCTGGTAGTATGGGACCTGCTAACGAAAGAGGAGATGAATTTTATAAACGTATAGCCCCTACTTATGTTACTATTGGTTTTGATAATGTAGCTACACTTCCAAGCGTAAATGGTAACCAAAGATATGCATGGTTAATGTGGAATGGTTTTTCACAAGCTAATTTTAAACCTAATTTACAAAACGATACATCAACACTTCAAGCATGGAAGTCTATGGTTTCAGGTAGTAGTGGAGTTACTGCCGCTGAAGCGAAATTTGTTAATTACTATGGTGGACAATGTATGCAAGTAGGTAATTTAAATTTAGGAACGGCCAACCCCGCAGCTGCTGTAACCGCAGGATATCAGACTCCAGCATGTAAACAGGGTATAAATGTTTCTTTTGGTGCTGCCACAGGTAATGGCAGTGAAGTAGATTATTTACATTTCCAAACTGGAGTTAATTCAGTTTTATCATGTGACGGTTTATCTCAAAAAGGTACCTCATATATGTCTATTAAAACTACTGATTGGATGAAGAGAGAAAACATTCTAGTATCTAGTAGGGTATTAGATGTTCCTTCTTTATCTGACAAATCTACAAAAACTCATGATTATGATGGTGAGTCTTGGGATATACCTCAAAATAGTATAGTAGTAACTAATCCCGGTTTATTTGAAACAGGTGACGCAACTAATGGACCATTCTATATGATGTGGGTTCAGGGAACTGCTGGCGCAAGTGATGCAGAAATGACAAATTCTGCTGCCGTTACTGGTAAACGTTCAGCCCATTTAACAGTTAAAGAGAAAAATGATGCTTTAATTACATTCAATGAACCATTACCTGCTATAGCTACTGATGATTTATTACCACGTTTATTAATAGGCCCAGTTAAGTACTGGATAACTATGCAAGCTTTTAACGGTCCTAAGAATAGTGGTGGAGGTGTAGGCTCTATTCAGACTTATATCTCTGGAACTAAAGGAGGAGATAAAGCTTATGATAATATTGCTATATTAGGCACCTTAAGTGGCTCTACTACTACTCCTGCTGAAACTATGACAGGCTCTACTTATAATGAATCTACATACTTCTATAGTACATCATTAGAAGCGACAGGTGGGCGCTCTGGTACATATGGTAGAAAATGGATATTAGATGCAGACCCTGAAGGCAATTTAGAGCTTGAGACTGATTATGGTTATGGTGCTTATGATGAAGAAAAGCGTGAAGGTGGACAATTAGATATTAAGACTGCATATGTAGGTGAAATGTTACATCTAAATCTCAAAGGTTTAGTGGATAATGGTGAAGAGCCTAATGACGATTTCAAAGTAGTTTTAGGATTAAAGTCTCCTATGGCACAGCATAAAGTAGAGATAACAAGTCCAGATACTGATATAGCAGCGATAGATAAAGCTATATTAAAACCACACTTCTTGTGGGGATATAAAGATGAGGTGCCTAAAGTTAGTAACCTATCTGTAGGTCCTCTGTTTAATATGTTAGAAGAAGAAACTAATCTATATGAGGTAACAAACCAAGATTTAAGAGCTGTTAAGTTTACATGGGAGGAAGACGCTGATGATATATGGTATAGAATGTTAATGATAGATGTGTCTGGTAATACTATTAAAAACAAATATCATGGAGCTAAGTTTGTTATCAAAGGTAATGAGGCACCTGCAACACCCGCTGCTAAGCCTACTACATACGTTTACGATTATACTGTTACACCACCTACAAAGACTTCTTTGACTGCTGGAGGAAGTGGAGACTCTGTTGGTTCTGATGTCAGGTCAGTTGTAACAGGTTTACAAGGTTATGCTATTAAAACGAGTGCCCCTGTTAATGCAACTGGTCAAGCAGGAGCTTCTACTACTATTACATTAGCTTCGACAGCATCAAGTACGAATGATTTTTATAATGGTTATCAAATACAGATTGTCGGTGGTGCTGGAGCTGGTGCTGATAATGATAGAGTCATTACTGATTATGTAGGAAGTACTAAAGTAGCTACTGTCGCTGCATGGGATGGTAGTTTAGGTAACCCCGATAATACTTCTGTTTATTGTATTGCACCTACTGGTACGATTACTATTGGTTCAGGAACTAATACTTGTTTAGATGGAATGGGTGAATTTACTATAGTTCTTCATGTTGTCCCAGCAGCAGCTGATGCTACTAGGAGCGCTTATTTATTTACTTATGGAGATGATGACCCCGGCACTGATGATGCTGTATATTGTTATATACATACTGACGGTACAATAAAATTTGTAGTTGATGGTAATACATTACAGAGTACTACTAAGGTAGCATATGACGGTGAAACCCCTATGTCTATCATATTAACATATAACCAGAGTGCAACCGATGGTAAGAAGAGTAAGTTATATATTGATGGTATATTAGAAGATACTAAGAATAACCCCGGTTCAGGTCCAGCTGTTAATGGTAACACCGTTATAGGTGGTCAGAATATAGCTGATGCGCATAGTGCAACTAATTATCAGGGAACGATAGAAGAAGTAATTGTTTATAATAAAGCTTATGAAATACCAGATAAATCAGCAGAATATATATTCAAAGCAGCTAATGTCGATGATTCCTATGGAAATTCAGTTGATAAAAAAATAGGTACACAAGATTTCTTAGTACACACTGCTAAGTTATTCGCTTATGATTATACAAATATTAGAGGAACCACAGTTCAAGAAGTTGGTTCTTCGAAACAAGTAGGATGGAAGGTGACTTCAGTATGAGTTTTGATTTTACAGATGTAACAGGAAGTACCAGTAGTGGTATTTCAGGAACAGGAACAGTTTTTACAGAGTATAGTGCCACAGTGAGTGGTACCGATGATGATATGGCAGCAGTTTATATAGACTGGGGTGATGGACAAACTCCTGATGGAACGTTTACTAATGATAAAAGATACGCTAATTATCAATGGGTCCAATTAACTGACCCTAAAGACACTGTTAAAGTTAAGCACACTTATACTTCTATTGGAACATTCAAACCTATTATTCAAGTAATAAATAATGCTGGGTTCGCTTCAGCATATTATGGAGCAAACTCTACTGGTTCATTGGCTGATGATTATCCTTTACCTTACAAACAAGAAACAACTGTTTCAGGTTGTGTGATAGAAGATGGACAAGCTACAGGTATATTAAAAGCAGATAAAAGAGTAGTTAAGTCTGGTATAGACAATACACTGTTTGAAACTGAGGGGCCCGGTGGATTGTGGGCCTTTATTGCTCCTACTTGTACAGAAGCTGAATTACAATACCTTGATGACCCTGAAGATAAGGGTATAGAAGTTCATATAAATTGTACTCTTAGAGTAAGTTCATATAGTACAGGTAGTACATGGGGAGATTTAGGTTCTTCTGATATAGTTAGAACTCTTGCTTATCAGATAAGTGGTTCAGATTTTACTAATAATAGAGGGTTTGATGATATACTTGCACGTCTTACTGGTCAACCTGTTTTAAAAAGAAGTCAGGTTGTTAGAGTCAATTGGGTTAAGTTAATTAAATGTGGAGGCACAAAGGATGGTTATGGTACTCAAGGACCCTTAGATACTAGAGATATAGCTATATCTGATGCATGGAATAAATTTAGATTATTTATATGTAGTAGGTCTAGTACATGGGAAAACTTAGGAGTAAGAACAAATGGTAGTGGTATACAACAAGCTTTTACTCCTATATGTTATATATCAGCAGGAGACCCTGTTAAGTACAGTGATGACCCTGATAGAAATGTAACTTTTGATTTTTCACAAAGTAGAGCTAAAGCTTCTAATGGTTCTTTAACCAATTATAGATTTGATGATGGATGTTCATATTATAAAATATGGAACACTTGGCAATTAAACGATGGAGATAAATTCTTAGGTACTGGTAACTATTTTACTGACGAAACTATGACAACTGGTTCCACTTATAAAGCACAATATACATATAGAACGGACCCATTAGGATTAAATAATGGTGGTGATTCTCAATCTATAGTATCAGGTGGTGCTATGAATATTACTGGTTCAGCATATGCTAATCATAGTTCGGGTACAAGATGGACAGCAGATGATGCTACTAAATACCAAGTAGACCAATTTTTCTTAAATGATTTCTTTAGTTTTGCTGACCAATATTACTTAGCTCGCATGTCAACGCAACCTGCTTCAGCTGCAAATTTATCTGGAGCTAATGTTAGTAGTATAAGTGGTAATAGAATGAAGATATATAGAATAGCTGGAGGGGCTGTAGGTAAAGATAGTGGTGATATAAACCATGAGATAGCTTCTACTAAACTTAATTATCCAGATTGGAGAGATGTAGGTAGTGGAACACCAGTATCTACAGACCTTTTATCAAATTACCCCACTAAAGATTTTACTAAAGCTGGTTATACAAATATTCCCGGTGACAGTTTACAAAATCATGGAGATGGAACAGGTGGTTTAGGGACCTATCCAATACCAAATTCTAGTGTAAGTTTACATAATTTAAATGAAGCTACTTTTGGTACTTTTGATACTACTTCGTGGAGCGGTGAAGACCGTCAAGAAAATTTATTAATGCTTTTACCTAATCAGACTAACACAATATTCTTAGATATAGCTAATTTTGCTCCTCAGTTAGGTCAGAAGACATCACAGACAGGAACTTTAACAGAATATTCAACTAGTGATGGAGCACAAGCTCCGTGGAAGTTTGAACTTCAGTATTTATCTGGAAGAAGGATGGGTACAATACACCAAGAACTAGAATGGAAACCTTTAGAAATTAGAGATACCACTACAGTGGCTAGAGAATTTACAATGACAATGCTTAATCCAACACAAGTCAATACGTCAGGAAATCGTTATTTTATGAATTCTTCTATGTTATCTAAATCTGGTCCAGTTAGTTTTGATATACCTGCCGATTGGATAAAAATGAGTTTAAGTGGTGCAAGCGCTGGTACTTTTAACAGGGTTGAAAATACTTTAGCAACAGGTACTTCAGACGTAGTACAGATGAATGTTAGTGGCGCCTTTAAGGATAGTACAGCAGTTAGTGGTTATGGGCTTACGTTTGCCTTTAGTGGTAGTGGTATCAGTGATGTATTAAAAGCTAACGACTTTACAGAAACATCAGATATCGGTTCTTATAGATATGCATTCTTTCCTAAGATTGATAGTACTACTACCGATACAATGAATGCGATGTATTGGATAGCTAGTGGTGCAGCAGATGGTTGGGATGGAGATGATACTATATATTGTCAATATGGTGATGCTACTGAGTGTCCACCACTATCAGCTACTACAGCAAATTGTATAACTGGAAGTATTAGGCGTATTAATATGTATGAAATGATTAGTGGATATACTAAAGTATATAATCAAGGTACTTCAAACGCTACCGCTGATATAGAATTGGTTCCAGTAGATGGTTCTGTAAGACCATATCCTAATCTTTATAATGTAACTCAAACAAATACAGACGCAGGTGTAGGACAAGCTTTAGAAACAGATTGGCAAAGTACTGAATATTATCCTTTGCGTATGGTAATATCTGGTGGTGCTGCAAACAATGATGATGGATTTTTCCCTGCTATAAAAAATATATTTGACGCTAATCAAAGTAATTCTGTAGTTATAAAAGAAATAGATAATTCAGCTTATGGAATGAGCACGCACCCTATAACTACTGATATATCCTTTACAATGGGTGGTACATATTATCAGGCTATTTCACGAAAGGGTAAAGTACATTTACAAAGAAGTGGAACTCCTATACAGAACATAGGATTTGAAAGTGTTGATTTAGGACAATACAATGTATCAGGTTCAGGTTCTTCTTTTAGTAAGTTAAAAGATAGAGGAAGTTTACATTGGTATTTCCGTATGGCACGTAAATTACAAGAAAATAGTAGACGCGTCTATTATGATATACAACAAAAAGATTCTACATATATAAGATTTTGGGGTATTATAAATAACCTTCAAGCTACATATGGTGCTGATGGTTCTAACGCAGTTAATCGTTATAGTTTTAATTTGATAGTACAAGAAGTAGCCCTCTTAGATAACTGCAAAAGATTGATGACAGACCCTTACCCGTTGGGTGCAGAAGCTACATTAAGAGGACATTCGGGGCAGTTTGGTTAGGTGATTAAATGGCTAGTATGGATATATTACCTAAAATTCAAATAGCTGGACGTACTGTAGATTATACTCAAGCTGCTTATGCACAGCCCGGTGGTATGGGTGCAGCTACTTTAAGTTTTGATATACCTGCTGTTAGTGAAGGTAATCGTAGATTCTGGAATGAAGAAGTAACTTTATATCTTCATGAAGATGACTCTACTCCTATCTTTAGGGGATGGATAAAAAGAATTAACCCTAGTTTTGAAGCTCTCAGTATTATAGCCGAAGATGGTTTTGGTTATATGATTAAAGGGGGAGAAGCTGAAAAGGCTAAGATTGTTTTAGATGAAGAGGATAATATAGATGGGCTTACTTTAGGAGCTGCTATTCCTGTGTTATTAAAAAAAGCTAAATTAGATGATAAGATTAAAACAGATTTTATAGGCGATACTTCGCCCACCACAAAAAGTGTTTCACCCCCTATTAGAGGTACTACTACTGTGCTCGAAGTAATCAAAACTCTATTATCCAAAGCTATTAATACCTCTGGTACCCTCCCTCGTCCTAATATCGTAAGGTTAATTGATGATGGTACATATAGCCAACTCGTAATAGAGCTTGAGGCTGACTTAGATACAACAGATATAACAATGAATTTCTCTGATGATTATAATATAGTAGCCTTAAATATAACAGAAAGGAAAGTTCCTACGGTTATTGTAGTAAATGGATTAAAAGGTGTGCAGGGTACATTTACGCACGATACTGCTATAACTGCGTTTGATAGAAATTATTTAGAAGTAACAAATGAAAACCTTACATCACCTTCTGAATGTAGAGACTTTGCTATAAAAATATTTGAAGCAAATTTAAAAAATCAATATGAATATGGTATGAAAGTTTCTGAAGGAGGATATCTTTTAGAGAACGATGTTATACGTATAGTTACGGACAATAAAGAATATAGTGGTAATTATAGAATTATAGGTAAAAAGATTAATTTAGGTCCTAATGGTTTTGATATAGGATTATCTATTAATAGAAAACCACCTACATTAGCAGAGTATATTAATAGTAGAGATAATTAATTAGCACTTCCATCTTCTACGTGCTTGATTAATTCTTGAATTAGGGTCATTTTGTGTTTTCTTAGAACTTCTCTTTTTCTGTCCTAGTGACCTAGCACAATAAGATTTACGTCTCTTAGCAGCTTTACTACCTTTCTTGACTTTACCTGTAACTGCTGTTTTAAGTTTGGAACCGGGATTAGCTCTTCTATAAGCTTTAACTCCCTTTCTAGTCATACCAGCTCCAGATTTTGTTTTGCGATAGTTAGCTCCTTTACCTTTAGTTGTTTTACGTATAGCTTTAGCTCTCTTTCGTTTTTTTGTAGCCTTCTTTCTAGCAGGCATGTTTCTTCCTCTTCTTACCTTTCTTCTTATATGCCATTATTTCTTTTTCCTCTTAGTAGTTTTTTTACCTTTCTTCTTAAAGGGTCCAGTTTTATTTTTCATCTGCTTGTAAGTTTTAGGTTTGACACCAGCGGTCTTCTTACCTTTCTTTTTCTTTTTACGAGCTTTTCTTATGTTATCGTAAAGATTGGCCATTAGTCACCTCTTGGGTTTCCTGTAGCACCATCACCATATGGTAGACCACGAGCAGAAGTAGGTGCGTAATCTCCTACGTCTCCTTGACCACCACTAGATTCACTGTTAGCAGGTACAATAGTTCTAGCTGAGACACTACCTTGTACTTGTCTTTCTCCTTCCAGTCTGACAACTGACATCATCATACCGTTTTCGTTAAGACCTGCATCACGACCCATCTTGCGGCCGTATCCTGTAATATCTTTTTCAGCAGGCATCTATGCGTCTATGACTAAAGCGTAACTATATCCACCATTAGTGGCGTCTTTATACGTTGTTAAGTGACGTATAGTCTTACCATCATCTATAGCATCTAATTTAGTTTCAATTAAAGCTAGTAATGATGACATATCTTTAGCGCTTTCTGTGTGCACTGCTACATTATAATTTGCCATTTATTCTCCTTAAATTTCACATTTGTCGCCAGCACAAGCATACTCAGCTTTACCTTGAGTATTGTCTTCTTGTTCAAAATCTGACAATTGTGTATAATTAATTAGGGGTAGGGTCTTTATAAGCCTTTCGTAGGAATGTATATCAATCTCTTCATATGGAGCGAGCTCATACTTACCACCATCATATGGTAAAAACGATACCCCATTTATTATATCCCAGTTCTGATAAACCCAGTTACCTACTTCGAACCATTCATCATCTCTAACATACACAGTCATACTAGCGTTGTGTTCACACCAGTTATGTTGTAAGTTTTTATAATGTTTTAATTGGTCTAATGCAGATACATCTTTACGAGTTATACAGTTATCTGGTGCTTTTACTGGAAACTCTAATACCCATGTAGAAGCATTCTTTTTATCTTGTCCTACTTCTGGGTTGGCAGGTATACCTAAATCTTTTAACATTTTAAACAATGGGTCACGGGCTGCAATCCTATAACGACGTATATAGTATTGAGAGTATCTTGGATGTACACCTGATGCAGAGTCCACAAGTTGACTGACTGTGCCTGATGGCTTAACACAAGTGGTCGCTGCTGGCATTTTTGTACCGAGTATTGTCGATGCTTTGCGAGAAATACGCAAAACACGGCTTTTAAGGGCCTTTAAGGCCTCCGATGTCAAAACCGAGGGGTTATCCATCTGACCGGTTAAACTAACGCCTAGAAGCGCTTCTACGTCACAATTCTTTTTCCACTCTTTTCTGAGGTAAGGAAAATATGTAAACGAACTTTGTATTACACCAAGCCATGTGGCTGTCTCCACTTTGTCCAACAATGAATCTAAGTCATCATCTTCTCTTACTACTACTTCCGAAAGGTTACAGAATTCCATATCCCGCAACATTATTTCTCCACAGGGATTAGTTCCCTGAATTAGAGGAGCGTAACGTCTAGAAGGAGCTTTTGATTGTGCTGCTTCTAGATTAAAGATACCTCGCTCACCTGTTCCAGATTTAGCTAAGGCACCCCATTCTATTAAAAAATCTGCTGCTGAAGGTTTTTCTCTAAACACTGCACTATTATTAGCCATAGCACGTTTGATAGGGAAAGGCCATTCTTTAGCTTGACGCATTTCTTCATCATCTAAATCACTTAATGATATCTGTGAACTACGTCTAACTCCACCTACTACTACTATCTCTGCTATCTGATTACATATATCATGAGCTTCTAACGTAGTAAGTTTACGTCCTTGTGCATTGTGCATTGTTTCACGGATGAAATCATGCAACTTAATTAATGGTGCTGGACCTGAGGCTCTGCCTCCCATAGTGTTAAGTCTAGCACCTTCTAGTCTAATTAAAGAATAATCAAAATAAATGTTCTGTCCATCATATAAATTATTCATTAACATTTTAACTGAGTCTGCCCATCCTGCTTTAGAATCAAAGATAGGTATAGTATCTAAACCTCTCCCTGATTTGATGACAGGTATCTCAGGTAATTTCTCTACTTCTTCTGCTTCAACTGAGAAACCAAACCCAGTTCCACACATAAGTATATAAAGACATTCAGCAAAAGATTCAACACAGTTTATCTTCGCAAAGGAACAATTGTATATACATGTGTTATCAAACTTTGCTGCTGGGCCTGCTGCCCATAAAAATCTCATAGAAGGCATGACTGCAAACTCAGTCATATACTTTCTAATCTTACTAATTGTCTTCTCAGGTATATCAGGTCTTTCTGAAATTACAAAACCGATAAACCTTTCTATTGTCTCAGGCCAATCTTCTCGCCTGTTCTCTTCTTCTAACCAACGTGAATACGTTCTTTTATAAATAAATTCTGCTACTTCGTTTTTAAACAATCTACCACTTCCTTTGCGGTTCATTATTATAGTTTACGCTACTATAAAAGCCTTTTTCTAATTTTTAAAATCTATTAAAACTCTGCGCCCGCAAGTGCAATCCTTTTCAGGGTCGCACTTACAAGCATTACGGGAAGTTAACAACTTCCTTAGTCAAGTTTTTTAGTATACTTCATAAAGTTTCCTTCATCGTCGTATAACTTTTTCAACTTAACACCGTCTATTGTCACAATATCGGATTTTTTAGCTGCTGCTTTTGTTGATTTCTTTTTTGCTGGCATTAACTCACTCTCCTCATACCACCTTCTTTGGTGTTGCGTATAAATGTCATACCTAATCTGTAAACATACTCTTCGTCTTTACCTAAATCTTCTTTAGGTTCTTCGACTGGAACTTCTTCTACAGGTGCTTCCTCTACGGGAGCTTCTTCAACAACAACTTCTTTCTTTGCTGATTTTTTTGCCATGATTATCCTGATTCCTCAATTATAGCGAATTCTTCGCCAATAATTGTGCTCTTAACCATCTCTGTCTCAGCCCATGGAACGATAGTTCCTGATAGACCGGTAATGGAATCGGTAACCCCATTCCATGCGTAGCCTGCGATATCATTAGGTGTATCACCTTCTTTGATATCTGCGTTAGGGACAACAGTGTCCCAATATCCAGATAGACCGTTTGGAGTGCATTTAGCTCTGAATCCTACACATATACCTGTTGGGTCTGTGTTAGGGTATACTTCGTAGCGTGCTACGTATACATCTGCTTTGCATCCAGCGTTTCCATCTACTGTTATAGTTATTACTGCCATAATATTTCACCTTTCTTTGTCTTTGCCAATATTACTTGCGCTTTGCTTTCCTTTTGGTAGACTTTTTCTTCGTCTTACGTTTGACTTTCTTGGGGAGTTTGGCGCCCTTAGGCGTCTCCTTCTCCCATTTCTTCGCCATCTTTGGCTTGTTCTTGTGCATCCATGCTCTCTGTTTCTGACTCTTGAACGGCATCTTCTGCCTCCTTTTGTATTTTTTCTACATACATTTGCCATTGCTGGACCATGTCATTTTCATCTAAGAACGTTTGAAGAATCTCGTTGTTCTGTTGTAACACTCCTTGTAGTTCGCTAACTGCTTGTTCTGCTTGACCAAGTCTGTCACCCAACATACGGGACTGCCCTACTAACCAATTAAGATTTTCCATTGTTTGAGCGGGACCAGTTCCCTTCTCAAATTCCTTTAGCCATGCTTCGACGTTTTCTAGTCTTTTCTCTACTCTTTTTAAGTTTGCCATAATTTCGCTCCTTATTAGGTACAAGAGCACTTGTCGCCCTTGCATATTCCTAACTGTATTAACTTATCCACTGAATACCTATTTATAGCTTTCGCTCTAATCGCCTCTATATGACGTCCGGGGGTATTTATATCGTCAGAATACCAGCCCCATTCGCCAGCGGGTTCATTATATATACTTCTGAACACAAAAGATATATCTCTATCAGACCAGCCTCCATTAATCAACTCAAATGCAATGATATTATTTTGGTCGTGGGAGCTATGTCCACGCTTTATATTATGCTCTATTAGCTCTATTACACACTTTCTAGGGGGCTTAATATATTCATTGCCTGATGGAGCCCTATAATGTTCTATAGAGCCTGCTGCTTCTGATACTTTATTCAGTAAATAATCTATACTATTAGAAACAGTATGTTTTATTTCATACATGTCACACACAAATTCTACAAAGTTTCTTTGTGCCTTTGTGCTTTTCTCAGGTGCTATGGTTATACCATTATCTTCTTGAGCTACTGCGTATAATTCTTCTACACTTAGCTTTAAGATGTCTTCTACTGAAAACTGTGTACACCATACTCCTGTTGGTTCACCCGTAATCTTAGAGATATACTGGGTGTTTGGTATACGTCTCATACAAGAGACGCTGTTATTGATACATATCTCATCTAATGTTTTTAATTTATATTTAGTTTTTAGATTTAATATATATTCTTTTAATACTTTCCTCTTTATGTGGTCTGGTATGTCCACATGAGAAAAGAAATCTATATTCATTTGAAATCCTTTACCTCCTGTAAGGTATATTCTTGGTATTATGCCCAGAGGTTTACAAAACTTTCGTATAAAACGTCTAATATCCATAAGACATTTTTTGATATCCTTATTGTCATCAAAGTCAAACCATATGGTATTAAGTAACGCGGACTCATACTCTGTCTTATCATTTTTTATCCTGTCCTCATCAAAGACATATACACTTGCGTAACAATTTCTTTTGCCATTATACTCCTCAACTAGGTGTTCTATGTCTTCGACATTTTTACACTTAGCTATTCTTGCTGGGATTCCAAATTCTCTATAATACATAATTCTTTCCTTGTAGGTTCTAGTATAGCATCTCCTATCTTTTCTAATACTTCTATCTCAGTGCACCAGTCTTTAGGTATAGCTAATATATCTACACCATCGACATCATTCCAATGACTTACTAATACAATAGCTTTATCATCTTGAGCTACTAGTTCACCTACACTTTCTGAAACAGATAGATTTTCTACAGGATTGGCTATGTTAACAGCGTGGGTTTTAACCTGCTGTGCAGCATCATTCCATTTTACTTTTACTAGAGGCCCATTCATTCCGATAGTCATTTTTCCACTCCTCGAACATATCAGCTACTATAGCTAAATCACGTTCATGTTTATAATACTTTGCATTGGCTGGGGTTTCAGTCACATAGATAGCGTTATATGGTCTATCAAAAATCAATCTATCATATGATATTTCATTTTCTTTACACCATTCTTTTGTAGCCATAACCCAATCTAAACTATTGGGTCTCTTACACCATATAGTTACATGGTGACCTTGTGCTCTCAACCAATCAATAAACTCTTTCGAGTTAGCGATTACTCTACTTTTCTCTACGTCTTCATAGACTCTGCAAGGAGTTGATATTACTCCATCCATTCCAAATACTAAATTCATTTCAATTTCTCCTTGACATCATTAAAGAAGTCAATCCATCTTTTACCTATAGCTTCCCAACTATAGTGTTTAATAGCGTGTTTTCTCCCTGCTATCCCTGCCGCTATCTTCTTTTCAGGGTTATCATAATAATATTCTAAAGCTTCACATATAGCATTTTCTGAGGCTATAGCTCTCTGTGGTGCTGCTCTAGCTGGAGTGTCCCACCACATATCTTTATAAGGTATAAGTATACCTCTTTCACAAATATCTTCTTCTTCTAAGTGGTCTCTACCATTAGGGGAAGGGTCATTGTAATGACCTCCTATAGGATACATAGGAACTTCCTCTTTCTCTGGGTCATCACTTTTTATCAGTTCATATGATGTAGTATAGTTAGTTGCGCATATTGGTACACCACAAGACATAGCTTCTAAAGTAGGTATACCAAATCCTTCTCCAGCAGTAGGTAAAACAAACACATCCATACAATTATATAACTGAGCCATTTCTTCATCACTAGGTGCCTGACCTTGGTCTAGGTTACCCATCAATGGAGGTAATAAATGTTCTCCTACTCCATACTGTTGTGCAAAAGAAGGGAATTTCCACCCCATAGCGTCGTTCCAATCCATGTGTAAGATAAGCTTTGCATCTTTAGGAGATAATTTTCTTTTCTTTACAAATTGTGCAAACCCTTTGATTAGCCTTGGAATATTTTTTCTGTGCTGATTACGTGCTACACACCCAACTATAAATGCTTTAGGACATTCATCATCACCATACTTAGGATTTAATACAGGTTTAAAAAGATGCGTGTCTACACCATGAGGTATATAGGTTGCATCACAATCGAAATCTTTCTTGAGTCCTTGTTGTCCATATCGTGACATAGCAACAGGAAAGTTAATCTCATCTATCTGTTGTTGCCACTGTGGTATAGAAGGTTCACCATCGTAAGGTATAATTACTGCTAGCTTATACGCACCTTTTTTTAGTTTATCTATTTGTTTATAAGCTTTATTTAACATATCACTCTTTTCCTTTCTAGTAAATGGTTTACCATCGTCTTTTACAAGAGGTAGGTTAAGACCTTGTGGTGTCTTTCCATCTGTCATATGTTTAAACATTTGGAAATCTAAGTGTGCTAGTGTGACATCGGGTTTGTATTTTCTAATCCATTCAGGGAAGGATTTTTCTCCAAACCTTTCTTGGCCGGGATTTAAGATAGGTAGGTTCTCAAAGTGAGCCCAGTTCTTATCTTGATTCAGTGGCCATGGTGTGCTCCACTTAACATGTGAAGGATTTTGACATCCTCCGTATCCTATGTGGTGTCCATCTGTATACAATAGTGCTCCTATATTTCTTGTATTTGTTCCAAAACCAGTTGGTGCCCATGGACTATCAGATACTAACATTATACGTAACTTATCTTCCTTAGGCCTATTCTCTATATTTACAGGTTTTTGACCTCCTGCATGGTGAGGGTTACCTGTGTTTATCACTTGTTCAGTCATGTTTATTATTGTTTTATGGCTATAATATCTTTCTTATTAACTATGACTGTGCCTTTTTCACCTTTTAGGTAAACAAAATTATCATCATCATTCGTAATCATTCCTCTGCCTACTTTCGTCTTCTCTTCTTCCCGCCAAACTATTTTGACTTCAGCTTCAGCTAAGAAAGCTGCTAACGGTTTTTTATCATTTTCATCCATCATATCATTCTCCAATTGTGTGAGGAAGCAGTCAATCGGACTGTCCTCCTTATATATTTCAGCAGAACTAGTATTTAAAGATTGTGTCATAACCACTCCATTAAACTCTGTTGTTTCTTATCAATCACCGTAATCGGTGGTTTCTTCCTCACCCATTCGTTAAGTTTAAACTTCTGTAATAGTCCTGATATAGTGTCCCAATAATATCTTATATCTATTTCTTCTATATCTTCTATACTATCTTTTAGTTTATACCCTTCGAGGGTCTTACAATAATAGTAAGTGGTGCCTTGCGCAGGGGTCATACCTATCTGTTCACCCTGTTCTATCAGTTTCATAATTAAATCTGTCTCTGATTTGTATTCATCCTTTTCTCTTCCTTGTGACTTACGCATAACAAAATCATCTAATACATATGCATCTAAAGAATATAAGTCTTCGATAAAACCATTATCAATTACGTTTTTCATTCTTCCTTCGATTAATTTTTCTAACACTGATAAATAAAATTTAGAACGAGAGGTAGCTTTGAATGTGCTTCCATGTTTAGTTAATGAATCATCTTCGTTTCTAAGAACATAATTTCCTACTTGGAGCCAGACCCCTTCTTTAAAATAGTCTTTATCCATCTCAATATGCTCAGGCTCAGAGTTAGGAATAACATGTTTCAGTAGTCTCCTTAATCGGTTTGTTAACCATTGTTCATCAACATCCACATTAGTATTAATCCCATCAGTGTGTACATATACCACAGCATCTTCGCCATATCTGCCACGGATGATATCGACGCCTGAGAGTAGTAACCACCGCGCGATAGCTGTGATAGATACACCCACGCCCATATCACCATAGCTGATATAAGGATTAGCATTTGCCCCATAGAAAGTATTCACCATTATTTTAAGAGCATTTGATTTGCTCTTATCTTCTTTCGTTGAGCTAAGCTTATAAGGCTTTCGCATTTCCTTAAACTCATGACACATATTATATAGACAGCTCTTCTTAGACTGGTCTATTTTAATCATTAGTCTTTTACCCACCTTGTTATCAGGCACATAAAGTATATCATCTTTGAATTCTACTTCATTGATATAGTCATCATATCCTATAATTTCTGTGGTATCAGGACCAAGATTAAGCGCCATTGCGATTGAGGGATAGTAAGAACTAAAGTCTACCTTTACATTCTTCTGATGGAAGCCCGGTCTATATAACTCAATGTGTGCAGCTTGATAGTTACCTTTATCTTCTCTAAATATCTCAGGGTGACGTTCTTTATTTCTATCAAGCGTTACTATGCCTTGCTCATACAAGCTCCTACCTTGTAAAATTTTGGTAATATAACTTGATGGAGCATTGACATATGTTGCCAGTGGAACGCATAAAGTCTCAGCGATATACTGGATTTGTGGAAAGTAGTGGTTATATAAATACATTGTAGCATCTACATCGCTCAATACGTATTCATTTATTTCTTCCATTGTATAGTCTAGAAGTGTGTGCTCTTTAAAATCGAGCTCAATAGGTTCTAAACCAAAGTTCCTAGACACGCTCTTCAGGCCTCTGGGGATTCCTGATAGGGAGTAATCGAGTCGTGTCCAGCGCAGTAAATCGAGGACTATGCGCCCTCCAGCGTTCATTGTCAATTTCTTTTGGTCTTGTGGGGGTTCCCATCCCCACTCACTGTTATCTCTGTTAAGTATCTTTTTATAGCCTTTAAGTCCATGATAAGACGCTCTATGTAGGATTTGAGGTATATCATACCCTACAAGATTATAACCACATATAATGTCAGGGTCATAATCATGAACAAATTCTGCAAATTTTAGAATAACATCTCTGTCATCTTCTCCATCCCATAGTAATACTTCGCGTTTACCACAGGAGGTAACCATACCTATTGCTACAACAGGGTATTTCTCTCCGAAGGGAAAGGAACCGTCAGGTGAATGGGTCTCAATATCAAACACCAAGCATTTTAAATCATCCGTATTAGGGAACTGACTAAAAAAATCAGGATGCTCTATCAATAACCTTTCAAGTAAGACTTCTCTACCACCCTCAAACAAAGCGTTATGAGGTAGTATATCTTTACTAGGGATGTAATGGTGTTTAGATAACTTAACAGTATTATTAGATGCAATAGTCTTATACTCATCACCATCTCCGTTTGGTAGATAGTAATAAGGTTTATAAGGTGATTCTACTGCTTCAGTATCACTGTTACGGAATACTTTTACCTTTAATGTTCCATCCCTCAGGTCGATGGTTCTTTTATTTACAGTTGCTATAAGGGGAACTTTCATCAGTCGTCTCTTTCTTTAGTCATACCACGTTGTTCGGTTACTGAGT